TCCCCGCGACCTCCAGACCCGCGCGGAGGTGTCCCAGCGATCCGCATCAGCCGGATCAGAGGGATTCACGGATCACGCCCTCGGAGCCGACTGTCAAAACGTCCGTAGAGGGGCCCAGCAGCCAATCTGAGCGACTTTGGGCCGGGTGACGCCCCCGGAGCCGAAGAAGGGGGTCCAAGCGTTCTGTGGCTTACATAAGTATATGCACGGATGGTCCCAGGAGGCATTTCCGCTGGTCAGAGGTGGTATTTTGTGGTAATTACGTGCATATACCCGCTGTGAGCTGGGAATTCCGTGGATATACCTTCGATTCCAAGGTTATATGTGATATACGTCACTGGATGCTGCCCCCGGAGCCGACCTAAGCTACTTCCCATCCCTGGACACATCCGCAGGTCAGAGACTGGCAACCGGTATCCCCTATGTGTAGGGGGATCGTATTACGGAATTCCGAGTATTCCGGTACTATGGATATGTACGGTAGTTAGTGAATCTTATATTCCTAGCAAGTACGGAATATCGTTACCGAACTAACGACATATCGTATTACGATGTATGCCAGTGTTGATAAATTATCGCGGGTTTTTGGTCGTGGTAAGCTTTAGTGCTTAAGTGTGATGTAACCTTAGTAACCGCTATCACGGAACCGGGGTTCAGGCACGATCCTTACTGTGGTATGTGTGTTTGTGTACTATTGCCGTATGGATCTCAGTGAATTCGACGGGCTCGAACCCGTATCCGAGCATGAACTCAAGACGTTGATTCAGCATCTCCCGGATGGCGCTCTTGGGCTGTTCGAGCGGCGTTTGATCCTGCGCGTTCTGGAGCTTGAAGAGTACGTAGTCGAACTCGAAGAGCAGTATGACCGTTCTGTTGAGTACTATCAGTCTAGTGGGGGTCAGTCATGACCGCTGAAGAAGAACTCATGCAGGCGACGCGGCAGTTGGAGAACGTTCTGCGGAACTACACAGGGGGATTTGCGCTCGGACTGCTGTACAAAATCAGGTCAAGCGCTGCTGCGTTGTTCGCTGAAGGCTACACCAAAGCCCAGCAGGATCTCGATGTCGACCTCGATGCGGCTTACGATGAAGGTTACCGTCGAGGGTACTATGACGGAGAGCAGATGATGCAGGCACGAACGGAAGGGTGGAACTGATGACTAACCCCCGCGCTAAAGAAGAATTCCTTAACTGGATCAGATATCTCCGTATGGAAGCGGGCCCTGATGCAGAGGCTACTCACCGTGGTCTGAACATCATACAGCAGAAGGGCCTGGAGATGTACGACGAAGGGTACCTCGCGGCTTCGTGCGATCGGGACCACGCGATTATGGAAGACCTCCATAACCTCGCAGCGAAGTATTCGTGGATGTAGCCATGGGGGATGCGGTACACTGCTGGGCTTGTAGTTATAGTTGCGTTGATGTAACATACTGGATTGAGATGCGGAACGGCAGACGATTTGGGCCTCTTTGTAAAAAGTGTTACGATCTATACCTAGAAGGATTTCCAGAATATGGATGACGTTCACAAGCTCCAGGAACTCCTTCGGGATGCCCTGGTCGAGAAGACCGGCGTCTCGGGTCAGATCGGGTTCTTTACGTGGTGTGCTCTCGACCAGCCGTCCGGATGGGAGGTGTTCTGCCAGGGTCAGTGGTGGGATGCTGATGAGCTTCGAGAGAGGATCACAAATGCTGACTGGTGACTTCAGGGTGAAGGTCTACGTTATCCTGGCGACGGAAGTCCCGGGAGAGGTTCCGCAGTTCGTTGAACTGATGACGCATCGCGGAGAAGCGAGTCAGCGCGTCCAGCGGCTCCGGAAGATGTATCACTGGGCGTGGTACGAAGAATATTACATCTACCCGCGTGAAGTCGCGGTACTGGAAGGACTGGAAGATGTCGAGTAGCACGGAATTTAGTACTGAATTTGCGAATGTCCGTCTGGAGGTCAGTGCTCCGGGTACGGTCTTTAAGCTGCTGCTTGTGACTTCGACCGAAAGTGATCTGCATAAGGGTCCGATGGTCGGAAACTGGAGAGGCCGTGGAGGTGGCCCTAAGATGACGAAGTCCCTCCGCGACCGGCTGGTTCAGGAGCTGGAGTCTCTGGAGGTTATTGATGATGAATGAGCCTTACACTCGCGAGGAATTCGAGAAGTTCGCTCGCATTTCCAAGGGCGGTTCTGGGTACGTCGAGAAGAAGATGATTGCGACTGTTCGGATGCTGAATGCTCGGATTGACGCGGTTGCGGACGATCTCCGTGGCCTCGGGACCGAGGGTGTCCTCCAGGAGCACGATCTCGACAACTTGCTGGAGATGCTGTACGGAGACGAAGATGTGTGAAGGTTACGGCGACTGTGAGGCCGAATGGGAAGACGACGACCCTGAGCCTCCGGCGGTCCTTGAGTACTTCCACCCAGCGTGCGACCAGTGGGAAGTTCCGATCAGTACTTATGTGAACTCCGAAATCGCTGCCGGTGTTCTGACGTTTGTGTATTCCGCGTTGCTCCCCTGCGGTGTAATCATCAATACCCGGAACGTCTGTATCAATCCGGACCCTGATGTCGACTTTTCAGCCACGAACCACGAGTATTTCCCGTCTCGGGAGGTCTCGGACGAGCTGTCGTCGCAAAACGAACATAGGGAAGACCATGAATCTTGACGGGTTCCACTATACGCGCTCTAAGAACGACGTAGGGTATAAAGTCCCTGGTGGTAAGCTTGATAGCGCACAAGCTCTAGTTCCAGCGAAGTCGACCGCGAACTGGAAGCTTTCCGAATCTGTTCCACATTCTGGGAATAGTGACCAAAGACTGTGGTTTACCTACGCTGAACTTTGCCATCTGATGATGCAGTCCGAAGACGATGTAAGGGCAATGGCCCGAGAAAATCGATGGCGTAGTCGGCGGCATAATACCACGAAGATCCGGGCGTTCTACCTGTACGACCTTCTCGTTACCGTGTGGGGTTACATGACGGAATGGGAAGGCAACACCCTGGACCCTGTATTGCTTGAGGAGGCGATTAACCGTGTCGAATAATCGAGTCTACTGCGAAGAATGCAACGCCATTCGAGCCTGGGAACGTACGTTCACCTCGAAAGACACCCCAGCGACCGCTGAGATGTCCTGCGGGCACGTTAAGAGCCTTACGGAGATCTTCGATGCGATGCTACCCTATCGTCGGACTTATCCCAACGATATGGAGTACCGATGACTACTGAACTTCCTGTTCTGACTGACCTTAATGCCCAGCAGGCATTTGCTCAGGCCGCCGACACCCTGACCAAGCTGGTCCGCGAAGGCTTTACGGCGAATTCCGCTAAGAAGTTTGTCGAGACCGGGAACATCTCGGTTCTTCGGCACACGGGTAAGGTTTCGGTCCAGCTGTTCGACCCGAAGGCTTAAAAGCACCAGTGAACACTGGCTAGCAGGGACCTACGTAATGGACCGGTCCTCCTGCGCTACCTCGGGAGTGCGCGCGGGTCCCTGCTTTATTCTTCATAAGGGGTTATGAATGACGTCGGTCGCAGTGGCTTACCTTCACCCGAACAAAGTGTCCCACTCGTTCATGGATTCGTTTCTTCGAGTCCTGTCTCATGATCAAGCGACGAACAAGTACCTCAAGCATCGCATTCCGGCTTACGCTGGTCCTGATGCTATGGATTCGACTCGGAATTTCGTAGTCCAGCGGTTCCTGGATGCATCTGACTGCGAGTGGCTGTGGTTCGTGGATACAGACATGGGATTTCCGGGAGATGCACTTGACAGGCTTATCTCCTCTGCGCATCCTACGGATCGTCGAATTGTCGGCGGGATGTATTTCACTCCTGCCGAGGCAGAAGATGATGGTCTCGGCGGCATCGCATACAAAACTGAACCCGTGGTTTTCGGGTGGGGCGAAACTTCGGAAGGTGAAGGTCTGAGGGTGCTCGATTCTTGGCCTGAGAACTCCGTGTTCCAGGTTTCGGCCATCGGCACAGGATTCATGCTGATTCACCGAAGCCTGTTGGAAGAGATTCGGGAAACTGAAGGCGATACGTGGTTTAGCCACATGAGATACGCGAATGGTACGAGGCTGAGCGAGGATCTTTCGTTCTGCCTTCGTTCGCACAAGTACGGCTCATCTCCGTACGTAGACACCGGAATTCCGTTGTCGCACCACAAGGAAGTCTGGCTAACTGCCAGCAGCCATTCCGAAGGAGCAACATTTTGACGTTCTACCCAAGTTCGGTTAACTACAACGTGAACCCGACTTCAGGCACGACTCCTGCTATCGCGCAGTGGCCTGTTATGTCGTACCATCTCGAACTTAATGGCGCTGACCTCGATGCTGCTATCGCGGCTATGGATGCAGGTTTTGCCGCAATGGCCGCCGCATTTGAAGTGGAGTTCCCGGGAACTACCTGGGAGGCTACCCGAGTACTTAACGGGAGCGAAGGCTCTACGGTAATTTACTAATTCTTCCGGTCGCTCGGCCGGATCGACTCGGGAGACCGGGGTCGTTAAACTTCTGGTCACAACGTGGCGTAGCTCAGCGGTAGAGCAGGGGACTCATGATCCTCTTGTCCTTGGTTCGAATCCAAGCGTCCACGACTAGCAGTGATTAGCTCAGATGGATGTTGTTCGGTAGCCGTGAACAAGCTACTGCCACGAACACTAGAAAGAGCAACGCTACAAAACGCGTAGGTCGCGGTACCTTCCAGACCGCATCGCTGCTTTAACTTACTATAGGCGTATCGATGCGATATGCTTACCTTCCGACTAGGAGGTCGATATGTCCCAGGTCCAAAAGAACACCTCGAAGCAAGATGAAACCGAAGAGGTCGAGGTTGTCGAGCACGATGTTTCCGAGATTACGGACGCTGCTGACGACCTGCTGGACGAGATTGACGGGGTCCTTGAGGAGAATTCTCAGGATTTCGTGTCTGCATTCGTGCAGGCTGGGGGAGAATAGGCATTCCGCTATGAAACAGACATTTTTCCGTCCTCGCAAGGGAGTTGACGGAGAGCGCGACGGTAAGTACTTCTATAAAATGACTGATGTCAAGCACAAGAAGCCTTACGTCCGTAAATGGTGTCTGGTATGCGGTAAGTCCAAGATGATGCAGACAAGAGCAACAGCTCAGTTCTGCTCTAAAGCTTGTTCAAAACAAGGTGAACTGAACCCTAACTGGAATCCCGATAGCGACTACAAGAAGTACACTCGCACGGAAATGACCAAGTTCCACCAGGCAGTCGAAAAAGTCCGAGGTAGCGCCAAAGACCACGGATGCGAACACTGCGGGAAGACGGAAACCCGGTACTACCACTGGGCTAACGTCTCCGGGAATTATACCGACGTATACGACTACATCTCACTCTGCGTTCCCTGTCATTACAAGTACGACGCACCGAAACGCGCAGCCGCTAGGGCTGCCGACGAAAGTCAGGACTGATCGATGGCACTTGCCGTTTGTAAACACCCCCGACGAAAAGTTACTGCGTACGGGTTGTGCGTGGATTGCTTCCGTACCTGGGTTGCAAAGCGGCGGCCTTCTGAGCTTCACGGATTGACCATTGATCAAGCCGTAGAGATGATGGAGCGCCAGGATAACTCGTGCTATCTTTGTAGCTACGAGTTCTTGCTGAAAATGCCGGTCCTGGAGCACGATCACTTTACGAAGCGTGCCCGTGGATGGGCGCACGAAACTTGTAACCGTAACATCGCAGCGGCGAACGGGTCTCCCGTGCTCCTTCGTCGCATGGCGGATAATCTTGAAAACCCGCCGGGAGACCACTTTTTCCAGGAGGACTAATTGGGTGCCTCCGAACTAGATCATCGATACCAGAAACTCCGCAAATGGGCCAGGGCTAACCTGACGCCCATTTGTTGTTTTTGCGGGGAGTGGATCGATAGGGATCTCAAGTGGCCCCACAAGATGTCCTGGACTGCAAACCACATTATTCCTCTAAATAAGGGTGGGGACCCTTACGATCCGGGGAATATTGCTCCCGCGCATATGACGTGCAATTCTTCCGCCCAAGATGGTGAATTCAAGAAGAAGTTCAAGAAGATCGATTGGTAGGTGACCATGGGATTTGAACCCGGCTCTACTGCCGAAAAGCGTATGCAGAATGTCGTCCAATCAGGCGACCGCCTACAGATCCTTGAAACGATGCTCGAAATGCTCGCTGAGCGATTCGATAAGGCCGCGCCCCGGGATAGCTCGGCTTTGTCTCGCCAGATGCAGCTCGTAATGGAAGAAATCCAGAAGATTCGTGACGACGATGGAGAAGTCGTTGATGAACTCGACATGCTGGACCAACAGTACGGCTGATCCCTTCTAAGGAGGTCCGCGTGCTAGTCAATCTTCAAGAAACTCCGTACGGTAAGTATACGCATGACGGTCTCTTCGGTCATCAGACCCCTCGGATCAACATCGTATCCCCGTACTCCACGAATAACGACTACATCAAGGCTAAGAACTTCCTTGACTTGGTCGGCATTAAGCTTGATCCGTGGCAGCTGTACATTCTTGAGTGCTCCCTGGGACGTCGAGACAACGGTCTGTGGGCCGCTCGTACGCTGGGTCTTGTTATTGCGCGTCAGAACGGTAAATCCGAGTTCGCCGCCGCCCGAATTCTCATTGGTCTCTTCGTTCTCAAAGAGAAGAAGATCATCTACTCCGCGCACCGTAATGACACGGCACACGAAATTTTCGAGCGCGTCGAGGAGATGATTCTGGCTTCTCCGCTTCTGAAGAAGCGTACGAAGCATATCTCCCACACCAACGGTAAGGAAGGCATCCGCACTAATGATGGATGCCAGGTAGTCTTCAAGACCCGTAAGAAGAACTCCGGCCGTGGTTTCTCCTGTGACTGCCTTATTGTCGACGAGGCTATGGATGCTGACCGCCAGTTCGTCAAGGACGTTGAGCCGGTCGTGTCCGCTCGTATGAATCCCCAGATGATCTACATGGGGTCAGCGGGTACTCAGGATTCTCTGGCGTTCGGTGACAAGCGCCGACGTGCTCTCAGTAACTCCCCTGGTCTTATGACGTGGCTGGAGTGGTCTGCGGAGCTTCACAACGATGACTGCGACCTTGACTGCTCTCAGCATCTCCGAATCTGCGATGAGGACTGTGAAGCTCAGGGCATCGACCCTTATACCTGCGAGGAGCATTTCGCGGACAACCTCGAAGCTTACCGACAGACGAATCCCGCTTACGGTATGCGCGTCGACCACGAAGCTATCGTGGAAGAGTGGAAGTCGATGATCGCGGACCTCTCAGGTTTTCACATCGAACGTCTTTCCATCGGTGATTGGCCTGTCGATCTCGTCGAGTTCGGTGTCATCTCCCGTGAAAACTGGGAGAAGGCTCTTCTGGAGGTCAACCCGGTTGGTCAGATCATTTTCGCCGTATCGATGAAGCCTGATCTTACTGGAACTGTCATCACGACAGTCGGATTTACCGATGAGTCTCAGACTGACATAATCGTTCACGCCGAGGAGTACGCCCAGAGTGGTAAAGCCTGGCTGAAGGCTCGGCTAAAGGAACTGAACCTCAAATGGAAACCATACGGGTTTGCCATCGATAGTCGCGGTCAAGCTTCAACCATCATCGAAGACCTAACAGATGATGGTATCACGGTTTACTCGCCATCGTCGCTGGAATACGCACAAGCCTGCGCGCAGTTTGCCATCGGCGTTAGCGGAACCAAGAAGGAACGCGGATACATTCACCACGTCAATGACCCGTGCCTTACGGCTGCCGTCGCTGGTGCCGGGACGCGGAAGCTCTCAGGTCTGGATACAGCCTGGGCCCGCGCACACGACCTAGCGAACATCGTAGCCCTCGAAGCTGCAACCCTCGGAGTCTGGGGCCTCAAACGGGCTGTCAAGGATTCCGCATCCAACCAAATCTTCTTTAAGCGAGCAGGGAGGCGCTAGTGTTCAAACGCGCTTTTAACGCGCTGTTCCCCAAGCTGGAGCGTAGTGCGACTTTCCCACTTTCCCAGTGGATTCAGTACGTCCATAAATACGGGCTGAAGCGACAGTACCCGGTCACAGGTCAGACCCCGAACTCCGAAGGTCCGGCAAATGACTACGTCTACTGGGCTACGCTGTTCTACAAGACCAATCCTATCGTCCAGGCAGTCGCCAACAATCGTCGCCGGGTGTTCTCCCAGGTTACGTTCAAATGGCGTCCGAAGGACTGGGAGGGTACCGAGCATTCCCTCGACGACACTCCCGAGCTTGACGTGCTGGACAACCCCGGCGTGGGCATGACTAAGACCCACATGATGGGTAAGATGATTCAAGATGTCGATATCTGCGGAAACTCCTTCTGGACCAAGGAATATGACCCGTTCCGAGGTGGCTTCCGTATGCGGCGTCTCCGCCCTGACTGGGTTGACATCGTTCTGTCAGCTCCTCCAGAAGAAGCCGTCCAGTCTGATGTTGTCGGGTACATCTACTACCCGGGCGGCCCTGGTAACTCTACGGCTGTCCGCGCATACCTTCCCGAGGAAATCGCTCACTGGGCTCCCGACCCGGACCCCGAGGCGCAGTACCGTGGTATGGCCCCGATGACCTCGCTGATCCGTGATCTTCAGATCGGTGAGGCGGCTACCGAGCACCAGCTGTCATTCTTCCGTCGTGGCGCTAAGCCTTCGTTCGCCGTGATCCTCAAGGAGAAGCTGAACGAAGAGCAGTTCGATGAAGTCATGGAACACTTCGAGCAGTCCCAGATGGGAGCCGAGAACCACTACGGTCCTCTGTTCGTGTCGACTGGTGCGGATATCGTTCCGATCGAAACTGACATGGCTGCTCTGGACATGCAGAACGTCTCCGGTCGTATGGAGACGCACGTTGCGAACGTCTTCGGTGTTCCTTCATCTGTCGTCGGTCTAACCGAAGGCATGAAGGGTTCTAACCTCAACGGAGGTAACTACGAAGTTACCCAGCGAGGCTGGATTAACCAGACGATGCACCCGCTGTGGCAGTCGCTCTGTGAGGCTCTGGAGAACATCGTTCGCCCTCCGCAGTCACGACGCATGGCTGCTAAGAAACTTCGTCTCTGGTACTCATCCCGAGACGTCTCCGCTCTGAATGATGACCGCGAGGAGCGCGCTCGTATTCAGAACATTACTGCTGAGATGATGGACAAACTCGTTCGCGAAGGCTGGGAACCAGAATCCGTGAAGAAGTACGCCCAGTCCAGCAATATTAACGACCTCAAGCACACTGGTCTGATTTCTGTCCAGCTTTACGACCCTGCGGCTGTCACTGAGGCTGCTAAGTCCAACCTGGCTCCAGGCGGGAATGCTCCTTCGGAGAAACCCGCACAACCGAACGTCGACCCTAAAGCGGGTCCGACTACCAAACCGAAGGAATAATCTATATGGCTGACCTTGCTACTGTCACGGTCACCAGCTCGGGTGTCACCCTTCAGGACGACGTTGCTGCTGCCGCTGGCGGCGACACGGTCGAGCCTGGCGCGCTTATGCTGGTTACCAATGCCCACGCGACGAACCCTCGTACCGTCACCCTCGTGACGCCTGAAGTCCGCGACGGGGATCTTACCGTCCAGGACCGAGCGGTTGTTGTTGCAGCGCTGACCACGGAAATTATCCGCGTCCCTGCTTCCGCTACTTACAAGAACGTCGATGGTCTCGTTAACGTGACCTACAGCGACTCTGCTGCTGACCTGACGGTTCTTGTCATCAAGTAAGGAGTCCGGTATGAGCGAAATGCAGTACCGCTCCCTTCCAGCTGACAATCTTCGGGCCCAGGATGACTCGGTCACCCTGACTGGACACTTCAGCGTATTCAACGAGTTCTACCCAGTGTACGAGCGAGGTAAGTACTTCCTCGAACGTATCGCTCCGGGTGCCTTCGATGAAACGCTTCGGACCAACAAGCCGAAGGTTCTGTTCGAGCACGGTTACGACGCTCAGATTGGCCGTAAGCCGATTGGTACCGCCAAGGTTGTCCATGAGGACTCCCGAGGTGCTTACTACGAAGCTGAGCTGTTCCATGAGTCGTCTTACGTCAAAGATCTCATCCCTGCTATCCGCGCTGGCGAATTTGCCGCGTCGTTCGGGTTCATGGTCGAAGACAACGGCGAGATCTGGGATAACCACCCTGAGCGATCTAGCTACAACCCTGAAGGTCTTCCCGAGCGGACGATCACGAAGGTTCGTGTTAGTGAGTTCTCGGTCGTGCTTGATCCTGCAAACCCGTCTGCTACGGCAGGCATCCGGTCTCTGACCGACAAATACTCTCAGCGGAACGAAGTTCCCGTTGAAGAACCAACTCTCGAAGACGCAGATGACTCTGAGGTCGTCGTTGATGACGCGGACGGTGAGGCTCCTGAAGCCCCGGAAGCTCCCAGCGAGGCAGACCAGGTCGAGGACGCTCCAGAGGGTACTGATGAAACCGAGGAGGCGGACATTCCGTCTGCCCGATCAACTGATTCACTTATCAAAAAGGAGACTCCAAACATGGAGAACCGTATGACCGTCGAGGAGCGCGCCGCGCGAGTCGACGCTATCCAGGAGCGTCTTGAAGAGATCGCTAACGACTACGACGGCGAAGAGCTTCCCTTTGAGCGCCAGGCTGAGTGGGACGAGCTTGTCGAAGAGCGTGACGCTCACGAGCGCGGCATCCGCGAGACCGAGCGTCGTCGGGCGGCCCTTGGCAACGCTGCGGCTGACGGCCGTGCTGTCGAGTCCGGCCGCTCCGCTCCGAACGTTATTGTTCGTCCGGACAACCTGCACGACTACACCGCCCTCCGTTCGATGGACCCCGAGGCGCGTGCCCGCAAGGCGTACGACAACGCTCAGCGAATCATCGACCGCACGAACTTCGCTGCGTCGACCCGTTCCAAGGAAGACAACCAGGAGCACGTTACCAAGCTCCTCAACGGTGCGTACGTTGACAAGGGTGCTCTGTCTGAGCAGCTTATGCGTACCTCCCACCCGAAGTACAAGGAAGCCTTTGCTCGTTGGATGGCTTCGGGTGGTACTGAAACCCGAGACATGAACATTGCTACCCCGGCTGATGGTGGCTACGGTGTTCCGTTCGATCTGGACCCGACCTGGATTCTGACGACTGACGGTGCGGTCAATCCGCTTCGCCAGATCGCCCGTGTCGAGAAGGTCTCCGGTACCCACATCCGTCTGATCACGACCGCTGGTGTCACGGTTAACCGTGACGGTGAAGCTGTGGCGGTCGACGGTACGCCTTCTCCGCAGCTCGCGAACCCTGAGTTCAACGCTGGCCGCGTGTCCGGCTACGTTCCGTTCTCGATTGAGCTGGGCGATGCCTATGCCGGTCTTGAGGGCCAGCTGACGCGCGCGCTCGCTGAAGCCAAGGCTGAGGAAGAGGCCGCGACCTTCGTTACTGGTTCCGGTAACGGTCTGACGGGTGTCCAGGGCCTCAACCAGCTGTTCGTTGAGAACGCGGGCTCTGAGGTTGAGACGGGTGCTGCTGGCGTCTTCGACTCCGGCGACATCTACGCCCTTGACGACGCTCTCGCTCCTCGTCACCGCGCTAACGCGTCGTTCCTCGCGTCGAAGCCTATCTACAACGCTGTGCGCCAGCTGGGCTCCGACACCGATGGTGGCGACCTCTGGGTGCGTCTGGCTGCGGGCCTGCCTCCGGAGCTGATCGGCTACTCCGCTCGCGAGATGTCGGAGATGCAGACCGTTACGACCAGCACCACCCTTCCGTTCCTGATCCTCGGTGACTTCCAGAAGTACCTGATCGTGGACCGCATCGGTATGCGCGTCGTCATGGACGACCTCGTTAAGGACCCGACCACGAACACCCCGACCGGTCAGCGCGCTCTCGTCGCGTTCTGGTGGAACGGTGGCGGCTTCATTGACGGCAACGCGTTCCGCGGCCTGTCGAACAACGACGGTGCCTAATTAGTCTGGTGAGTGGGCTCTTGTCTGGGCCCACTCACCGTCCCCTTTCCTTACTGAGGAGAATACATGGCTAAGCAGGCCAAGAAAAGCTTTACCATTACTGCTGGTGGCCGTACTTACGCCATCGGTACTGAGAAGATCTACGCGGACACGAACCCCGTGGTTCTTGCTAACGCTGACATGTTCGCTACGGTGACTGAGCGAGCTGGCGCGACGCTGGCTACCCCCGTTCCTGTCGCGGGCACGCCTACTGCCACAACTTGTGCTGTTACCTGGGCGAATGTCGCTAACGCTGACTTCTATACGGTCACCACTTCCCCCGCAACCGTTACTCGCGTCGTGACTACAGAGGCCGTTTCTCTGACCGGTCTTACGACTGCAACTGAGTATGACGTCATCGTTGTTGCCGGTGCCCACAACCCCGAGCTTGCCGACTCCGCTGCTGGCGAAGACACGTTCACGACCGCTTAGGAGCTAGCATGTGGTATGAAGTTACCTCTGGTCCCCTCGCGGGACGACGCGTCAATCTCTCGCTAGTCGGAGCGCTGCTCGTTGTGGAAGCATCAGAAGGTGACTTCTACGTCCACGCATCTGTCAACGCGACGGCTACTTCGTTTGCACAGCTCGACGGTCCTTATGCATCAGAAGAACTGGCCGAGGCTGCCCTTGACGCCATGATCGCTCCCGAGGTGATTCCGTAATGAGTAACCGAGACATCTACGTCGCCGTCCGGACGTTCCTCACGGAGCTTGACGGTAAGCGAATCAGTGTCGTCGCCGACAAAACCTTCGTACGGCACGGCCACCCACTTCTTGAGGGAAGGGAGAACCTTTTCAAGAAGGTTGTTCCTCATTACGAAGTCGAGGCTCC